GTGAGGAAAGTTCCAGAAGAGATTTTCTACGAGCAGATTCGACACGCTGTCACTAGCATCACTCAGATCGAGTGTTGCAAGGGATCCATCAATGGATCCTTTCAAAGCTAGCTGCTGGTTAGGCAGTTGACTTTGATAGTTGACGAAATGATATGAGTAGTTCAGCTTACCATGTAGGTTAGGCTGCTCAAACATTTCCTCGAACAATCGCTTTATCCCCTGCTGCATATATTGCATAGCAGTAGGTTCAATCGCGATAATTCGGGGCTTGTCGTGCGTCTTTGGTACTCCAATCACCCTAACAGGGATTGGAGCATCGCTGGGCTCGTGTGCGGAAACTCGATCCAAGTAAAAACTCCATCTGGAGAAGTAATATTCCGAAAATGGAAACATGCTTTCCAGTTTGAAGTTCCATTCTCCTCGCGACCATTTCTGATTTCCAGAGAGTCGCTCGGATACGGATCCGGGTCCGTGGTTAGGTACAACTTCTCCGCGAAAGACCTTTCGGTCAATTTGAGAGAAAATGTCCCCAAACAGTCTCGACGACATAGAACGAAATCGTAAAATACGAGTCGATTCTTCATCGAGTCTGGATGCTCGCCTAGAATGCATTCGTAACAATGCTGGTCGTAAAGACCCGTCATTGAACAAATGTTCCTCAAGGATTCCGAGAGCCACACTTTGCACATGATTTTCCCTTTCCATGTATTTCGTGAATGCCCTACGCCGACGATCGTCGGTGCAGGGTTGTTTCAATTTCGCCCACATCAGAGTAATCTGACGGACGGATTGAATGCACTCGATACATGGATTAGGCCTTAATAGACCACACCCAGGTTCGAAGACATTCTCCAGGAAACCTCGAAATAATTCGGGGAGACCTGATCTTCTCTTGAAACCAAGAAAAGATTCGGGAGAGACGAATCCACGGTCAAGATCCTTTTGGAAATCTTTTCCGAAGTTCGCCAAGGTAATCCCTAAAAAGGAGTACCCTTCCGCTTCGTACCTAAGCTTGATTCTTTTGAAATCAAGTTCGGTGCTTACACAACATCGTTGCCCACACTCAGTGAGCAACACGTGCAAGAGATCAATCGGGCTTTTCATACTGCCTCCTAACAGAGGTTCGGTATCCTTAGCCATGATGATCTCAGCTAAGTACTAGGCACGGTGCCTAGAACTCAAACGGTGATTGGTAATTCTGCCCGCCATATAGGCGATCAGAACAGCCATTACACCGCCAGTCGATACGATAATCGACAACACGATGAGGATCACTATCCCGAGGGATATTGTCTCCACTACGACTCGCCACCCACCATTTTGGTGGCGTTGGCGTTAGACGTAGCTGTGAGCCAGGTAGTCAGACCAGTAATGATCTGAACCTGCTCTGCAGTCGTAAAGCCGACCGTAGGCACATCGAGAACGATGTACGCCCCCGCGGAAACGCGGAGGTTAGTACCCGTGACGATGGGGTCTGCGACGACCTTGTCGTATCGAATACGAGCGGTTCGCCGTACTCGCTTACCTCGCTGATGCGAGACAGTGAGAACGGTGTTGCCATCAGCAGCGGTGAAAACTCCGCTGTCGATAGCTTGGCCAGTTCGCGGAAGCGAAATGGCCGAACCAATCGTGACTGACTGAGGATCTGAAAATGCCATGGCAATCTCTCGACTTTCTATGTTTAGTTGTTAATTAAATTAGCTGCTCAACGGATAGTCATTGAACAGGATTTCTCTGTTAAAAGAGAGACCTAGGGCCCTTGGATAAACCAAGAGCCGCTAGGATGGCCCACTGGCGGTCTGTAAACAGATTCACGTTAAGGCCGAAACCAAACGGAGTGGCACGATATCTTTCCTTTACCTCGCGGTATTGGGAAGATTGGTAGTGCCTCAATGCTCCGTTACTATAAG